GATAAAACGGTATCAATCTGCGAAGCCGTGAGAATTAAAATTGTGAAGAGAATAAACTTTGTCAGAAAGCCCCACAGCATAATCTTAGACTTTAACCTCTTTGCGCTGAAAGCAAGAACAATACCGTATAATTTCTCTCGTGTCGTTAAGTAGTTCGGATCCATCCCTTTATCTACAAGATACTGATACCCGATCGCCAGCCAGCGTGTACTGATGTCGATAATAATCAACCAAAAATAAGCGTTGAGCACTACGCCGTAGGAGCTGTTGATGAATGACAGAATGTACATCAGCACAACACTTACGACTGTCTTTGATTCCCATTTGTCTAAGAGATTGAGACTTGTCCGGCAGAAGTATTCTGCAAAGTCTATAATATCCAAGACAAAAACACAGGTGACAAATCCACCCCACCATACCGGCGGTTTATTATATTTCTGTATTTTTCTTTTGAGATTTTGAAAAAATGTCATTTTCGGCCTCCTGTTATGTTGTTAAATCCGCTTCCGTTTCATGCTCGTTTATCTCACTCGACCATCTGATTGTAATACTATCTGTCATTAAAAACTGTGTTCCATAAAATTTATCGCTTTCACTTTCTATAAACCACCCGTAATCCCACGGATGCATATGAAAAAACTCAATACTAAGAGTTGATCCGGGCGTTACTTTGACATATTTCACTTCGGGTTTCATTTCGGAACCGGCTGTTATTTCAATGACTGTAACTCTTTCTGGTACAATAAATTCTGAATTTCCTTTAACTTCAACGCTGCCTGCAAGCGCTTCTGCTGCAATTTCCTTCTGCACATAATATTTTTTACCGTCAACGCCGCTAAATGTGTACATGTGCGTGTCAACAACATCTCCGACTTTTGCGTAATGCGGCACGCCGCCGATATCGAGTTTTAGATAATTTTTTCCGACCAATGATTTATCAGTCGTCAATTCTGCGATTTCTTCTTCGCCATTCGGTCTGATGATTTTAAGCTTGTCCATTATTCCACTCCTATTTTTGCTCCGTTCGGCAATTTAATCATATTTCCGTCAAAAATTTCTGTCTTCTTCACATACTGCGATAGATCTGCTGCGGGTCCCGGTGGACCTTGTATCCCCGTATTTCCTTTTTCTCCCTTCTCGCCTTTCGGGATTGAGAAGTTAAACACCGCCGCGTTGACTGTCCCGGTATTTGTGACCTTAGCATTTGTTCCCGGCGCTGTTGTTGTTACGGTTCCGACTTTTATCGTTGCCGCTGTCCCGTCTTGTCCGTTCTTCCCGTCGGCACCTTTAGGACCCGGGTCACCCTTTGGTCCGGGGTCACCCTTAGGACCTGGGTCACCTTTCGGACCTGCTTCGCTACCGCCGCCGCCCCCGTTTTCATATAGATACTCCAGATCATTCGCAATATAGTCGAAAATGCCGTCATTCCCCTTCGTGCAAAACGGCGTGTTTTTCCCGAAAGCCCCCGGCTTAATAATATTGTCATTCTCATCTCTTATTTCCGGGTGCTGAAATGTCTGCGGTTTCATTCGGATACCTCGGCTTTTTTAATCTCCAGCGTGACCGTGTCTCCGTAGTTAAGCTCGTCGGTCTCTTCTTGAGAATTTGTCTGTATCGTCAGCATTTCTCCAGTCTCATGGTTGTGAAAGCTGAACGTCGTTAAAACTCCGTCGTTTTGCGGATACGACACTTTACCGTTTACAATGTAGTTTCTTTTCATGATTTTTCTCTCCTTTTCCCTAATAACCTGTTACATTAACAAACAAGATACAAGTCGCTCTGAATACTCCGCCCGGTATGTGTATATCGCCACCGGGATTGAAAATTGCACCATCGGCTAACCAGTGTGCTTTTATACGGTTTGAACTCAACCAGTTTAGTTTTAATGAACTATGAATTACGACCTGCGGTGTACTTTTCTGAAATTCGTGCATAGAGAACATAATCGCCGCCACTTTCGCACACGGAAAAGTCGTTTCTGGCATAACAGCCGCCAGTCCTGCTGCGTCGTTGGTTGATATCTCTGATTTAATATGGCTTCCGACAACACGGAGATACGGGGTTTTACTATTAAAAACAAGCTTTCTTGTTTCCGGATTCCAGATGAATAACCCCGCCCCCGATGTATCAGAATCAGCCTCCTCGGTAAATATATACAATGTAACGGCGTCGTGTACCTGTCCCGCCGTCATCGAAACGGACGCTGGAGCATGCACCTGAATGGTCATCTTTCCGCCGTTTACTTCGGCGGTAATGTAATATTGAAAATTGTCGCAATAGATTGCAGGAATATAATTCAAGTTGAACTTTATTTCATATTCCCAGTATCTCCAGTTGCTTCCGTCTCCGCTTACCCCTGTCGGCGATGGCAGCTTATCTACCTTTAGTAACCTCAAGTTTTTATATTTATTGTTAATGATGATGTGCCGATCTGCGTTGTAAATTTCTAAAAAGTTAATAAGTGCCATAGTATATCCTCTGCTTATGATTACCGTCAAAATCACCACGATACACCCAGTTAATTTGATTTCCCGATGTCGTTATTTGCATTGGCGTTGTATATTCCGTAGTTTCCGGAACGAAAAACACAAATAGCCGGTCATTATCTCGAATATCGATAGTTCGGCTTCCTGTCGGTGTGTCGGCTGTAAAACTGCCGAGAATGCGGGTCAGTGAATCTGTGATGTTGAGTATCAATCCTTTTTGCGGATGAAAAATTTTTAGTCCGATAGCCATTAAACATTCACTCCTAACGCTATAACTCGGAAATTATTCTCATCAAAAATTTCAATCAGATTGTCTTGTATTACCGTTCTTGCTCCGCTTGTCGCTGTTTCCAGTTTACCGATTCTTGCCGTGATTGCCGATAGACTTGTCACCGCCAGCTTGTCCGCAGTAACCGCTTTTGCCGCAAGCATTCTTGATACAATGACGTTGTTGTCAAAGACGGTCTGCCCTGTTACATGCAGGTACTTTCCATCTATTGTCGTAGTCGTCGGCGACAAGTTAATCTGATTGATCACGTCGCCTTTTTGCACTCTTAAATTAATAGCGTCCGTCATTTGAGCGATTGCGCTGTAATTCGCTTTGGCAAGCATGAGGTTTCCGAGATTTGAGACAATTGTCGTTACGTCTTGCTTTGCGATTGTGCCCGCCTCGAGCTTCTGCTTAACTAACGTGTCTACTTTCTCAAGACTAACGGCTTCATCGTCCAGCATGTCTTTACTGATTGAGATTTTGACAGTAACACGGCTTTCTCCTGATTTCTCGCCTTCGCCGAAGAGGTCATAATAAGCGATGGACACGTCATAAATCCCCGCACCGCAAGTGTGACCGTAGCTGTTGTTTTCGGTCTTGATTGTCTTCTCTCCGTCGGTGCCGTTGATATAGATGTTCATTCCGGCGCAGTCTTTTGGAATCGCTTCTGCTGTCAGTCCGAAACCGCCGATTGTACTTGTAAGTACGGGCGGATTCGGTTTCTTCGGTACCGGCTTGTTATACTGCAGGATGGCGGGTGCGGAGTATTTGCCGATTGCCGATTTTGCGTACAGATACAGTTTCCCGCTCCGTTCTGTCAGCGGCAGTATAGCAGACAGGTTATTTGTCCGCGCCAGCAGTCCTGCTGTTTCAGCGCCGGGGGATTGATCAGTCCGAATTTCATAAAAAGCGACGTCGGTATTTGTGACTTCTTTCCAACTTGCCGTACAGACCGAGCCGAAGTCTATGCCGAATCCGTCGGGCGTATTCGGAATTTCCGTCTTGAGTGCAACAAGGATTTTCATCTGCGGCGATGTATCCGGACTTGTAGATTCACCCCATTCATCCTTGGTGCAGACCGCTATGAGATAGGTATCACCGACGATAGCCTGCGGTATAACGACCTGATCTTTTCCGCTGCCGCCGAACGTCCACTCACCGTCAAAACCGAGTTCAGAGCCCTTCGTACCTTCTTTAATAACAAGGTCTTTTGCCTGTGCGTTGCTGGTCTTATACCATACATCGCCCTGCAGATAAGACTGCAGTTCGGGCGGCGTCCAGTTTACCACGATGTCATAGCGAGATACACCATCGGTAAGCTGTCTGTAACGGTTATATGCGGTTAAATTCGTAACCGGCGGGATGTAGTACGGAGCTAATGTATATTCATATGCTCTAACTTCAGACAGATCCTGCTGACCAGCCCCGAAGATGTTGTATGAGCAGAATTTGAGATAGATCTTCTTACCGATGTCATCTTTCGCGAACGGTACTTTGAATACCGAGTTATCAAGCCGGACAAAGTCTGTATCTTTTGCGTGCATTCTGACAGTCGTATTGCACTGCCCGCGGTACAATCCCGACAATAACCACAATCCGCTTGCTTGCAGATTGGCGTTGATATAGCTCATGCATTCGCCGTCTATCCAACACAATGTGTTCTTGCGCTGCGCGTCCTGCGGCGTACCGCTAAGCAGCTGATCATTGCACGTCACAAATACTTGATTACCAGACGGATGATTCAGTATCGGCGACAACGGCTGCGTTAATTTACCGCACCGCGCGGAGCCTGCAATTTGCCCTGCGGTCCTGTAGTTCGTGTTGTCATCAGAGACGTACACTGTACATCCGCCCCAGCCGTCGGTTTTACCTTTTGCCGCAATCCACAGCTCCAATCCGTCTGCTGTAAGATCCGCGGGTGGCTGGAAAATAACCGGCACGGTGTCCGGAGCGGTTTTGTTGTAATCAATGTACGGACGGTCATTAGCATGTACGTTGTACTTTGCGGCAGGGTAGTCTCCCGGCGCTCTTGATATGGCTGTTACCGTCAGACATCCGTCGGTACCTTCTGTGATGCCGTTAATGACTGCGACCTGCTCAAAGATACCCGAATTTTTATCGGTCAGCCGCACTAAATCGCCGACTTCCAGACGGCACAGGCTCCAGTCGAGTTTAAACGTATACTGCGTTCTTTCGTATTTGTTGTTTCTTGCCAGTTGTTCAGCAATTTTAACTGCCCGCTCTTTCGTGTAAATATAATGGGCGTTCGTTACGCTGGCGGCTCTTACACCGTAATTCTTGATGTCTTCTGTAAATTCGTAACTGACGGATTCTTTTTCGTAGCCGTTTGCGCGGTTAATAAATTCTACCGGAAACTGATTGTATATCGCGGAGCTGTCTTTTCTTTTATACGTTACAAGAGCCCCGCCGGACTGCGGCAGGAAATCATCCAACGTCAAATCTGTAATACCTGTTTTATCCGGTGCCCAGCTGCCTACCGGTCTATCTGCCAGCGGTACGATCTTCAGCTTGTCATTGCTCCAAAACACATACGCATTGGTCAGTTTTGCAATTTCATTTACGACTTCCCGGGCGGCTTTTGCGTCTTCGTCTGGCGGAGAGGAAATTAAAAGGTCGGCCTCTTTACAGTATTTTCTGTAGTCGTCCAGCCCAATAATTTGTATGTCCTTTTTACCGATTTTATCTAAGACATACCGGATGTAGTCCGCAGGATTGACATCAATGCCGTCTCCAGTCTCTAATAGCCTGCCTTTCACTTCAAAATTGTACGACGGCATAGAGCCTGAATCGCCAAGATCAATAACTCCGGCCATATATGCCAGTCCCGGGTACGGAAGAGCTTTGTCCGGGTGTTTGCCTTGCGTGTACGCCCACGGCTGCTGATTCTCTTTGCCGTCAAATAACGTCAGTTGAATGTCGTCTGCCGGATAGTTATGTACATTTTTACCGATCCACACTTTTCCGATCCCAGAAATAGGACCCTCACAAAGTCCTAAAATGACCGCTACAGTGTAAGTGTAGGTTATGCTGACTTGCTTAGATTTTCCGCCCTTCCCGGCTTTGTGCGTTTCGCGGTGTTCGTGAGCGGTGAAATCGTCATAGTAGATCACGTTTCCCGCAGTTCGCACTGTACCGATGATTTCCGGTACAACAGCGCCGTATTCCGCGGTGTTGACTGTAAATTCACTTATCTTATTTGCCCGCGTTGTCGTTGTTCTTCCGCGAAAAAAGCTCATCGTCTCACCTTCTTTCTGTTAAACCGATAAATTCCACGCAATCGGCTTCTGCCCTTCGCGTCATAGAACATCACATCAGAAAGGTCTGTCATGACCACGCCGCGGTCGATGTAAGCATGAATAACCCGTCCTTTACCGACATAGATAGCGCCGTGGGAAATGCACCGTCCGAATTGATACAGCAGAAAATCTCCGGGCTGCATGGTCTCTACTTCGTCACAATATTTCTGCACGTAGCTCAAAAACCATTCTTCGCTGTGGTGCAGATGCCATTCGTTAGAATATGGTTCAATCTGGACACTGTCTTTTTTCAGCAGTCCGGCGTCTTCTGCGCAGCTAATCAGGAGCATGCCACAGTCTACACCGCGACCTTTTACCTTTGCGCCGTTAATGTGCGGCGTGCCCAGCCATGCTGCAGCCGCTTTTGCTATTTTTTCGCCGTCTGTCATATGAGCACCTCTCGCCGTGGTACAAACGGCGCAATCAGCGTCGCGGCATCCGTTTCTTTGCTGTAGATGACGCCGTCTTCATTCGTCGTGTAGCTTCCCTGCGGGTAGTATCGGCGAACCGGAAACTCCATATTGAGCCCTTGTGTTTCTGCTTTGACAGACAATTCAATTTTGATACCGCCGGCTGATTTGACTTCTACGTTTCCGCCGAACAAATCAATTGCGCCTACAACTGACTGGTCGCGGAAGAAGCAGCGGCGGAGATATAACTTAGCTCTGTCAAGTACTCCGCTGTGCGCCGCCCGCAAGAACGGCAGTCCTTCAAGTTTGTCGTTGATATCGGCTTGCACTGTAACGGTCATTGTATCGACTACCACACGATCATGAATCTTAACTTGCTGTCGCTTAATCAACAATGCGTTATGTAAGTATGTGTGCCCGCCAAAAGATATGTCTATATCGGTATCGGCATAGTAATACTTATTGCCGTTGTCTAAGACAAGCTCGTATAGATCGCAAGAAGTAATCTTCTTTTCTGTCTCAAGATAAGTCTCAAGATATTTATTCACTGTTTTCATCGGACTACCTCCAGCTTAAACGTTTTAGACTTGTTAATGTTAAGATACTGCCGCTCGATATCTATTCCGTCGTCCGCAAACATTACTTTCCAATAGTATGTATAGTCCGCTGTAATTTTTGCCGTACTTGCCGGCGCAGTTTTGAATTTCACCGTCCCGCCGGTAACCGTGTATGCACTGCTTGCTTGTTTCACGCCGTCTACATATACCGTCACTTTTTCGATATACTCGACAGGTTCTACATAGTCGCCCATTTTCATAATGGCTTGATATGTTCCGTTCGTGATCAGTGGCAGCTGTATTCCTTTTTCTTCATAGTCTTCTGGGTCAAGCCATAAAAAAGGGATATGCGCGCCCTTCAGGAGCGCTACAAATCCCAGCAGCTTTCTATATTGTTCATCTGTCAAGATCTGAAATTTCGTTTCTATCGTCCAATTCGGCAAGAGTTGTGTCGTGAGTGTACGTACTTTACCGCTTCCCGATTTTTGTACTTTTGTATTCCAATCCATTGATTTTATACTTTCCCAAGCCAATCCGTTAAGATCCTCTGGGAATTTCCTAAGTATCATCAGAACACCCCGCTATTTCCAGCAAAATTCAAATCTTCTTCAAAAAATGCTTTCCGAATTTCGTCTACGGCGCCGTTACGCAAAAAATCAGCAAACGATGCAACATCAAGAGTATTGATATCCAAATGTACTGATCTGTTTCCGCCTTTCGTGATCGTTGTTGACTCTGTATTCCGGATGTCTGCAGTCTTTACCGCTCCGCCTTTTGCAAAACGCGGCATACGTCCTGAATTGATTGCATTAAGCAGCGGTAATCCTACTTTTCTGACAGCGTCAGCATTGAGAACGTACTCACCATTAGACAGCCAAGCTGGAATGCTGTCTGATGTAGCCGTCCCCGGACCGCTGATAGGTCCGCCGGTCGCAAATCCAAACATGCCAAATCCGAACCCCGACTTTGCAGACATAAGCTGCAGTGCTACAGTAGCCGCACCGACTGCTGTAGTGAATGCTGCCAAAGCGCCTGTAGCAGTAACGGTTGCTCCGACTTCTGTCGGCTTTGTGCCTGTATTAATAGCGTTTTGGATGACATTGTATGCGCCCATGACCATTCCGCCTTTTTGTGTGCTGCCGGAGAAAAGTCCCAGTGCTACATTAGACGCGCTTAGGTTGTTTTTGAACGCATCAAACATTGTATTCATACCATTGTCATATGTTCCGCCATTACTATTATTATTTCCGCCGCCAAGCAAACTGCCGCCGAATATAGATTCTGTCAGGCGCCCTGCCCATTGTTGCGTAATCTGCTGTAGTATTGTCTCTCCGATTCCTGTTATGAGATTATACAGCGAGTCTCCGAGTGTTTCTGATCCTGTCAAAATGTTTTGGAAAAACTCCTGGAATTTATCAGTTGAGCTCTCCGCAAGTTCTGCAATCTGCGACTGCATTGACTCATGCCCCGTCTTCCAGATGCTCAGATACGTTTCAAGGGCTTCTGTCTGTCCTTTCCAGTTCATATAGTCTTGCCCGTCACGGCTGCTCGTTAATGCCCTAAGCAGATCTGAACGATGGTTATCTATTGCGTATTTTGCCTGTTTTTCAAATGACTCTCTATATGCCTCTGTACGTTTCTTTGCAGCTTCGGCAGTCTTAGCAGTATACCATTCTTCGACAGCCACCATCGCTTCTTTATCTTCTTTGTTTTTAGAAACTTCTTTTAGGCGTTCCGCTCTTTCTTTGTTGAGCGCATTAACTGTAGCCTCATACTCAGCATCGGCAAGTGCTTTAAAGTCTCCAGTGAGCTCTGCACCTATCTGCTTCGTTTCGGTCTTGATTTTGTTCCAGCTTTCTGTCCACGTGTCGGTCAGCTTCTGTTTCATGACCGTTCCGTATGTACTGAGCTGTTTTTGCAGTTGTTCTACCGCGTCTTTCGGAATACCGGCATTAGATAGCTTGTTAATCTCTTCCTGCTTCTGTCTGATGTCTTCCGCCAGTTTGTTCATACCGGACATGTAGGCACCTTCGGTTTCGCTGTCTATAGATTCCTGCATCGTCGAAAACAGCCGAATTGCCTCTTCTTTTGCCTGATTTAACCGTCTCAGCGCCTCATTAGCTTTTTTACCGATTTCATCAGTCGTAAGTGTTACTGTTTTGCCTCCGGTGTACTCACCTATCGATCCGTAGCCAAGCGGATTACCGAACCATTGATTTGCTTCCGACATACTGCCGCGATGCACTCCGCCGGTCGAGTTTCTCGCTATATATTCACCGTTTCCCGCATAGATTCCGACATGGTCTTTCCAATCTATCATGTCGCCTTCCTGCGGTACGTATCCCGTTCCCGCTGTGTGATAGGCCGTGCCGAACTGATTTACAAGCTGATTCCCGTTAATTGAGTTCAACCCTTGTATGCCTGCTTCCTGATACAACGCGGAAACAAAAGCGGCGCATTGTACGCGGGCATCCTCGACAAGCGGCGACATCCATTGTTCCCCTTCAGGATGCCTCGACGCTATGTTTACAACCTCTTGACCAATTGGCGCTTCTACTTGATACGTTTTCGCTTCTTTAATCGCTTTTGTATTATCTTTTGTTGCAGATGTTCCCGACTCAAAAGCGGCTTTTAACGCCTCAATTTGTGAATTTATGGCTCCCTTGTCAATGTTGGTTCCGTCGCCATATTTTTCGTGAAGTTTTTTAGAGTTTTCGTTAGCAGCAGCATACTTCCTATCCCATGCCGCTTTGGCTTCATCATTTTCCTTTTGACTATAAACATTCATCCGTGTTCCATTTTCTTTTACACGGATCATCGTGTTGTCTTTTTCGCTGTAGTAGTAATCTTTACCGTTTACGTTGACATACTGAGCATTTTCGGCTTCTCTTTTTTCTTCCTGATGGAATTCATACAGCTTATACGTTGCGGCTACAATAGCAGCAGCCACACCCAGCCATCCTCCAGCCAGTGCCCATACCGCACTTGCCGCCTGACGCAACGGACCGAGTGACCCTCTCGCTGCTGTGCTCATTCTGATACCGGTATCCACAGCGGCTTTTCCGGTCTGTTGTGTAGCAACGGTAACCGCGGTCTGTTCCGCCGCCAGCATATTGCTCGACGCACTGGCCGCCGTATTAGCCGCAACCATCTTCCCTGCTGCGGCTTTATGTGCACCGGCTGCTGTATTTGCCGCGCTCGCCTGCACTGCTGCCGACTGCCGGGCCTGCATATTGATTTCCTGATACGCGGCTGTCATGCGTGCTGCTTCTACTCTTGCGGTTTCAGCCGCTTTAGCTTCTCGCATAACACAGTATTTTGAGTAGCTTGCCTCTTTTTCAGCGTCTGTCATCTGCGCTGTACTAAGAGTCTTCAAATATGCTTTTTCTTCTGCCATTGCCGCTTTTTCTATGTTTTTAATCCGGCGTGCAATGCTTTTCTCTTGCTGTACTGTTAGCGCATCTTCTGAAACGTCTCCAGTTCCAATCGACGCAAGCGATCCCATTGCTGATCTTGCTTTTTGCAATGCCTGCAGTGTCTTATACGCCACCGTAAAAGCTGCCAGTGTCTTCGTCAGCGACAGCAGATTTTCCTTGTTTTCCGCTATATATTTAGCAGTTGATGCCAATCCCTCTAAAATCGGCGGCAATACTTCTTTCGCTACCGGCGCAAGTATAGCCCCACCTGCGATAGCGAGCTGTCCGAGCTGCGCCTGCACTACATCAAGCTCTACGCTTATTTCATGCATCTGCTTTGCGTCAAGCCCTAATCCTTTTATCTTTGCCGCATTTTCCGATGCTTCATTGTAATTTTGCAGTGTTTTAACAAGCGTCAGGCCGCGGGCGCCCAGTGTATTCATGATGAATTCCTGTGCATATCCCGCCTGTGACGCTTTTTGATAACCTGCCGCCAATTGTGCGAGCTGATCGTTAAGAGGCAACAGTTTACCATTCTGGTCTGTCAGAGTAACACCTACGGCACTTAAGACGGCTCTTGTCTTTTCGGCCGCCTCTCCACTGCCTTTGATTGTTGAGTCGAGACGCATAAATGCTTTCCCTGCAAGTTCGCTGTCACCGCCGGTTAGCTTGAGTATTCTTGAGAATTTAGCAGCTTCAGCGTTAGTTATTTGCAGCCTTTGTGCGAGTTCGTATGTTCTGTTTCCCGCCTCAACGGCTCCTTTTATCAGGTTCGTCAGTCCGAATCCCGATGCGGCCAGTGCCGCCATTCCGCCGAACTTACCAATTAGCGTTTCAAGACTTCCCGTGGTTCCTTCCAGTGCAGACTGCATGTCTTTTACCGGATTCACCTTAAATGCTGTCTTAACAGCCCCCGGTACTTTGTTTAATTCTTTTTGCATCCCGGACGAGTCTGCGCCAATTTTAAGCTGTAAATCAGAAATTGTAGACATTTATGCACCTCCCTCCAAATGGAATACTTTTTTCAAATATTCCATTTCTTTTTTTGCATTTTTCACTTTATCTTCTTCCGTAATCCATAACGGGTCCGCAATCTCATGCGGTTCTATCGGTTTTTTCAGCTGCGGGGACATTAGCCATGAAATGAAGTACGCCACGCGGTAATCCTGCAAGCGTCGACGTTCGTCGCTCGCCTCCAGATATCTATAGAATTCAAGCGGCGTCAACCGCGGAAATTCAGGTGGTTTGAAACCGATGCGGTATGCTATCGGTTCTGCATACCGCATCCAGTCTTCAAATGTCTTTATCGGTGATTCTTCTTTTTCATCGGCGCCTCTTTTTTCGGCGTCCCCTGTGTAAAAAGTCCGGATTCAACCACCGCATCTACAATGTATTTTGCGAGTTCTCCGATGTTTCCGCCGTTTTCACAGTACATATCCACGAAATCATAAGCATCAAAATTCTTCGGCTGGTTTAAAAGTCCGGCTCGCAAGCCGGAAATGATAAAGTGTATTGTTGCACTCTGTACCATTCCGACCGCGCCGTTAACGAGCACGGAACTTATAACTGAAAAGAGAGACGTTCCGAGATACTGCTCAAATCTCTCAAGGCTTCTTACCGTATACAGCAACTGATACCTTGACTCTCCAATTTTGATTTCTATCGGTTTACGCATAATTAGCCTCCGGTAACATCGTCAGCGGCAATTTCAGAAATCGGTCCCTTTCCGTTTAACGTAGCAGCAACGGTAGCTACCCCGTCATGAGATACGTCTTTTGTGAAATCGGAAATAGTAACCCATCCGGTCTGGCAGGTTTTATCCGGATATGCGATTTTTACATGAATCGGGATGTCGTGGTGAAATGCATACTCCATAATTGACAGTGCCGCATCATCCATGACTAACAAGCCTGTATAACTGATGCTCCAAGACTTTGGACCCGCGAGCGTTTCTCCCCATCCGCCGGAAGTCTTATGAGATCCATCAATAGAATCCGCTTTGTATTCTACTGGTGAGTTTCTCTGTCCTCCGACAAGTACCCATGTCGGCTTTTTCCCCGTGGTTGTTGCCTTGTCTATATACAGCAAGGTATCTTTTCCCGCTGTAGCCATAGATGTCCCCTCATATACTGGGAGTTTTTTAAGTTCTTCTGCTGATAATTTAGCCATTTTTATACCTCTTTCTTGTTAAAATTCTGAATAGTAAATAATATTGTTACTGTGCCGTGATAACCTGTGGATACTTCCGGAAAATCCTCTACCAGATCAATTTGTGTACTATTAATCCGATATTGAGGCAGCTCCATATCGCATCCGTAAGCAGATACCAATGCACATATATCGTTTAGCGTTTCATTGACTTGTTTTTTCCCATCCTCCCCAGCCCATACTTCTACGTTCAGTGAAGCGTCCCAAATAATCAGATCTTTATTTGACAACGGCTTGAACGTAGCCGCGCCCAGGGTGATATAAGGAAGTTTCGCACCTTTGGGAACTGAGCCGTGAATCGGTATCGTTTGACCTTCTTTCAGTAATTTAAAAACCGCCATCCTGAGAACGGTTGACGGTACGTCTTTGATAAGTCTCATTGAAATACTTTCTCCATTTCGTTTTCAATCTTGCTCCGTTCCTGCATCATTGCCGGCCGCATAAACGGACGTTTCGGCATTTTCCCTGTACGAATAATTCCACTTACGAGCTTATCGTTTATTCGCATGGCTTTTTTGCCTTTGCGCGGATCGTTGGATGTTATACGTTCAACTGTTCCGAATTCTACGAGATGCGAATGCGGGGCGTCGCTCTTCACTATTCCCTGCGGCTTTTCTCGTTCCATTTCAGAATGGATTCCTGCTTTCAGGCTTCCAGTAGGTCCCATCGGCGCTTTAATAATAGCCGCTTTCATGACTGCTATCGTTCCTTTCGCGATGACATTCCTGATTTTTCCTTGCGTTTCCTTATCGTAGCGTTTGATGTCGTTAGCCGCTTTTTGGATTACCTTTCCCGAGAACATCTTAATATCGATTCCGCGCCTGCTCATGTCTCTACCGCTTCTGTTGTTAATACGTGAACAGCAGGATCCGAACGATCTACGTCTATTACCTTATACGTCCGTCCGTTTTCTTCAACATGCCATCCTTTTTCGATTTCTCGCGGCCGTATTCTTATTCCCTGCGTTATTAAGACAGCCGTGCCGTCTCCTATAATCGCGCCGGGAGTAATACGCTGTTTTAGAAATTCCGCCCATACGGATCCGACCTCTTTCCACTCAACAACAGAGCCAAATCCTACATCTTCACCGACGACAGGCTTTTTAATCGCTATTCTGTGGCGCATCTTCCCGATATTCATACTTTACGCTCCGGTCTTCTTTGTGCGCCTTACAGTCTTTCTCGTCGTCTTCTGTTTTTCTTTTGGCGTTTCTTCCGGCTCTTCTTCTTCCTGATCTTCTTCCTGATCTACTTCTTCATTTTGATTGTCCGCAGGATCATCTTCCAGTTTTTCGTCCTGTTCAAGTACGTCTACATATCCGCCGGAAATGTAATCAGCTAATTCTTCTGCTGTTCCGTCGTACGTCTCGCCGACATCGACGATTACTCCGTTTATGATAATTTTCTCTAACGCTTTTATCAGCATGTCATTCACCTCTCGTTTCTAATTGCAGCAGCTGGGCGGTAATTGTAAACGGTAATTCCGCCCCCTGACCTACTGCGTTTCTGTTTTCGTACCAATATCCTACGATCATATGCATACAGAGTACGGACTGGGCGTCAGTCTCTTTGACTTCGACGCCCGTCCCTTGCAAGATAAACGTTTTTGCTGTATCGATAAGTGTCCGGATGACCTCGTCTTCCTGGTTCCCGTCAACCCGCAGATACGCTTTAACGCCATCCAGAATGCTCATAATACCTCCTTATGTTATGCGAGCGTCAGCTCACCATATACGGCTGCGGCACTGTCAAACGCCTTAACGTCAAGTCTTGTAATTGCTTTGATGTCGTAAGAATCGCGAATAAATGAATTCCCGCCGATGCCCGTACCTTCAAGAGTAATAAGCTGACGGTCAAAGAGCACGATAGCATCCGCCAGAGACCCGACAATAATTGGCGCCGCTTTTTTCGGGGATGTCGCACTCGGCAGGTACTTGTTGCTGACAACGGTAACCGGATGAGCAAACAACAGTTTCTGTGTCGGATTGAGCGGATTTGGCTGAAGCAGGTAGCGCCCTTCTGAATCTTTCAATTTGTCTAAGGAATTGAAACCGTCCTGATTGGTGACAATGCTGGCTGTCAGAGAAATCGCCGGGTCAAGATCCACGTTCAAAATGTCTTTCAAGCTGTCTACATTAGCAACAGGCTTCTTTGCCAGCGTTTTCATGATTGCGATGATCAAGCTGTTTCTTGTGACCACATCTTTCTTAGCAAACCACGCACTCACATAAGAAATGAGATTCTGGTCCGTGTCAGACAACATTTCTTTTGAAATTGGAAGTATGCCCGCATATTTTTTGATCGCATATGAAATCTTTTCAAACTTCGGACCGTCGATTTCTTTGATTGTTGCCATTTCATCAACGCTTTCAAGCGGCGTCATTTCTGCCCATTTTTCCATAACGCGGGAGCCGGTCATAGTAGTTGTAGGTGTAATCGTGACAAGCTGATCCAGCGGATTTAGCGCTCTCTTGAATTCGTTGATTTTAGTTGAGATGTCCTGCGGAACGATAAGCCCGCCGTCGGCGTCAACTCCCGCTTTCATGCCCGCCCTGGCTTCTTTCAACACTTCGGCTTCCGCGTCCGTCGGCATCTGGCGCTTAATCTCTTTCACAAGCCCGCTGAACATAAGATCTCTTTTTTCTTCGTCAGTGATTTCAGCCGCGCGTGCCGCCGGGGGAACTGTCGCCGGAACATCTGCCAGCGTCTGCTCAATCTCCAGCTGCCGCTTGAGTTCTCTCAGTTCAGCTGTTTTACTTTCCGCTTCGTCAAGTTTTTTATCTGCCATTAACGTACGGATCTCTTCTGTTACTTTTGCCATTTTCTGGCGCAATTCTCTTTCTTTTTCTGTCATTTCTTCTTCCTCCATTTAAAAAGCCGCCGTTCGGCGGCAATTATTGATTTAACAATTCCAGCTCTATATCGAGCTTCCTTTTTCTGATGTTTTCCTGCTCTTCTTTTAAAGAATTAACATACGCTTCTTTCGATTCCTGCATCGACCGCTGTACGGCCTGCGCTTCGGTGTCCGGGTATGCCGGTGTTGTGACGATTGACACATCCCATAGCCTTTCGATATGCTTGACTGCCCGATGGTACATGTCTTTCTCACTTTCATATGACCAGTCTGCGCCGCTTTCCGCCAGTGTAAATGCGAAAGAACACTGATTGACAACGCCGGCTGCCATATTCGTCATTAGGTCTTTAGCATATGCCGTATCCGTCGGAATCAAGCTAAACCTCAAACCTGTATCGTCTACCGACAGACTTAGATGCCCGGGTCCCTCGCGGACGGTATTTCTCGCCAGCGGATAGTTCGGATCGTGATTAATCAGCGCTACAACGTTAGACATGTCCGTTTTATCAAGACACCCGCGCTCTAAGATTTCATCAACGCCGCCGAAGTCTTCTGACCGTTTCCCAAACTTGAGAGCATACCCCTCCAAGATGATAGTTTTACCATCTTCCAGCGTCCTAATCTCAAACTGTGTCTGATTGATTCTTCTTTCCCTTTTCCCCATTATCATCACCTCCTTTCAGTGTTCCGTTCTTCGCTTTTGCCAGCTGTAAATCTTTCAGAACGGTAATATCTGTATAATTCAGCGATGCAAGATGAATATCACCAACGTCGCCTATACATTCCATCTCTTCCATGTCACGGATTTCATTAAGCGTGTAAATACCGGCATAGAGCATATCCTTGTAGTATTCAGCTCTCGCCTTACTGTCGCCTCTAAGTTCAGCGGCAGCGTTGAATTTCACATAATAGTTTTCTCTTTCCGGTTCGGTGAACAGCTTATAATTGATTTCCTGTTCCCATGACGTGAATATCGGAAGAAGCGTTGTTTTTATGTAATCGAGGCTCATCGCTTCGGCGTTGGCATACGTCGCGCGGTCCAGCTGTGCCAGTTTATGCGGTGGGATTCTGTACACCTTTGCAACTTCGTTAATCCCGAATTTCTGTGTTTCAATGAACTGCGCCTGATCAAGTTGCATACCCAGCGACTTATACTCCATTCCCAGGTCGAGAACTGCTACTCGTCCGGCATTATCTATCCCACCGTTGATTTTTTCCCATTCCTGACGGAGTTTCTTTTTTGCTTCCGGATTGATTTTCGATGCCGCCTGCAGTACGCCGTGTGTCAGTGTTCCATTCTTGTAGAACTGACTCTGAAATTTCTTGATTGCGTTCTGACTGTCCAGCTCATCAATCAATGTCCGCCATTTCGGCACACCGATAAGTCCATCTTTTGACATTTCATAAAAGTGCAGGACATCATGCGGCTGCAGATGATACATCGCCCCTTTGGCATCACTTGTCGTATACGTCAGCGCTCCAGTGACCACGTTTAACCTGATTGTCGTTTTCGTCGGGTCAAGCGGCCACAGCGATTTCGGATAGCCGTCTGTCCCCCATTCTATATAAGCGATAGCGTTTCCGTAAAATCCCATGTGGTATTGCAGCGTTCGCTTAAACGCAAGCGGTGTCATGAGCGGGTTTGGCCGTTTATACAGCAGCTTAGCGACGGGGTGTTTCATTCCCTCTGTTTTTTTCCCGCCGGTCCTGAACGTGTGGATCGGCAGTTTACCGATGTCATCAGCTAAAATGTTGACACATGTATAAATGTTACTGTTTTTGCTTGCCGTTGCTGCCGTTACGCCGTCACCGTTAATAGCAGATATGAGCCAATCCGCGGGGCTAAGCAGTGTGCCGGAGTCCGTCGGGTTTGAAAAAAGCTGTCTTAAAAGCATTATTTACCACCGCCTCTCTGCGCTTTGGCAAATACAAACGCTAAAAGCAGGCACTCTATAGCTGCTGTATATACCGCAACTACGGGAGATATCAATACGCCGCCGGCAATCATTAAAATGCACCCGACGAACAGGAAAATGTCGTCAATTACATACAATATCTTTTTCACATGTCCTCCTTATAGACTGAAATCATTACTCAAAATGTAGTCACTCATGTCATCTTCTTCGGTAATCCGCGCACGTGTAAATGCATTGATTACTGATGCTATCGGGTCAATTCTGTTTGTTGATTTTTCTTTATCAAGCATGATGTTTTCGTTTTGGTCTTTTTTAGTGACCGCGTTGCTGATTGCCCAATCGAGCAGCGGATTCTCAAAATGCAGGATGTTTCCCTGGTACGCATTTTCTCTAAATGATTTTGTCGGCTCAGACAGTGTCATCATGCCCTGCCGGACTTCTACGCATGTATACTCCTTTTTTTCAAGTTCCTGCGCATAATACGTCGCATTGTACGGGTCATAGCAGATTTCTTTTATGTTCAGTCCCAGTTCTTCCGCTGTTTCTATCATCCACTTTGTCATGTAGCGATAATCGACTACTTCTCCCGGATTGACTGTCAGCCAGCCACCGCGGGCATAGTAATCATACGGCACTCTGTCTGTTTTTATCTTTCTCTGCAGCGTTTCTTCCGGAATGAAGCTGTGCCCGATGATGATATATTTAGTTCCGCCATCTTCTTTGACCGGAATAACCAGTCCGATTGACGTCAAATCAACTTTGCTTGATAAGTCCATCCCGATATAAGCATCCAGTCCGTATAAGTCATAGCTTTCTATCCGGCCTCGAGTGTTCCATTTTCCCATATCCATATACGACGCCCCGGACTGCTGGTTCCAAATGTTCATGTTTTTCGTGAGAAATGATGACATTTTTTCTGGTGTCTCAATCGCCACTTTCAGTGCACTCCTTATATTTGCTATACCTTCCGGATACATTGCTACGATCGGGTTTGCTTTTATCCAGCATTTTTCGTTTTTGACATCATCAATCAGGTTTCCTTCTTTATCTTTATCCAGCTCATTGACCATACAGAAATAATCCGGCACGTCATAATCAATGTCCGGATTGAGGATTTTTTCTACCAACGGATATTCCACTCTGTAACACGGTCCGCCGAAGTTCGTCCCCGCCGTTGTGATGATAAACAGCAGCGGCTGTTTTCTTGCCATCATTCCGGTGTCGATAACATCTAATATTTCCGATGTCGGATGTGCGTGATACTCGTCAATCAGCCCACATTGCGGATTGAGGCCGTCTCCGGTCTTTCCGTCATCTTTTGATAGCGCCCGAATGATGGAGTCACTTTTCAGGTGTCGGATGGTACCATAGCTTTCTTTCCATTTTCCTTTCATTTCCGGCCATCGTCTGAGCATCGCCAGAATTTCATTATAGATAATTTTTGACTGTATGCTTTTGGTTGCTCCGATGTAGACTTCTGACATCGGCTCTCCCATCGCCATCATTTCATAATCGCCGACTATAGCGAGTGATTGTGATTTTGCATTTTTTCTCCCTACTTGCCAGTACGCTTTTTTAAAACGCCTAAGTCCCGTATTTTTATTGACCCATCCATAAATATTTCCAAAAATGAACCGCCGGATAGGCTCAAAAATAATGGGCTGTCCGGCTAAAATTCCTTTCGTATGCTTGTGCATTGCTGCCCACGCAAAGAATCGTTCCGCTCTTTCTTCATCAAAGACATACGGAAAATCTTTTGTCCCCGCCTTTTTTACATCCCGCAAAAAACGCATACACGCCCATCTGTGTTTTTGGCATATATGCGTTTTATCTTTTATGCATTTCCGGCTGTACCTGATAAGCTCTTGCTTCAGCGTCATACGTCAAAACCCCTTTTACTTAGCGGGTCTTCCTCTTTCTTTTCAGGCTCTTTCGGCACATTTTTTATTTTTGCAAGCGGGGAAAGGAATAGTCTGTCTTCCATCTGTACAAGTGCCGACATTTTTGCATTGATAGCCTTGTCCATCGCCATAATTCCGCCGGTAGATAAAATATACTCTATTTTTTCATAGAGCTTTGCGGCTTTTCGTTGACTGTATTCTGCTTCAAGAATTTCCTGCGTTGCAGTCGTTTCTTCACCCGTTAATTCTATTCGCGCTATCATATCCCGGCGCTCTATCAAATCTATATACTGTGCAAATGCCATGCAGTATCTTGCAATCACTCCGATGTCCGCCGAAGAAACGAATCTGAAACCGGTGTAAAGTTTCTTGATTTCTTTCCATTTTTTATATGCTTCTTTGTTCGTTTTTACATAAACCGGGCATACTAATTTCTGCTCACCAAGATGTATTTCTGATTTTTTTCTGTGTGCAATTTCCGCTTTCGTCAGGTGGCTCGGATTGCCTGAAACTATGTGCAAATCAATAGGTTTTGCTGGACGCCCGGCCATGTTATCCCTCCTTTCTTTTTAATGTTGCTGTTTACTCATACTTGACATATCAACACATGAGTTTAATGTAAGGTCCATTTCCCGAACTTTTTTCACAAAAGAGGAGGCGCACGGTACTGTCGCATCCGGTCAAAACATTTCCGACCCGGGGGTGGTCTGTCAAGCTTTAATTTTATTTCCGAATCCGCCGTTTTCTTTCGCTGTTTTTTTGTCGTGACATCTCTTGTTCATTGCCTGCCAGTTATTCTTATTCCAAAAAAGCTCTTGATTGCCTCTGTGCGGGATGATATGGTCAACAACATTAGCTGGCAGCGGATGCCCTGATTCTTTACACGCCGGACATTCACAGAACGGATGCTGTGCCAGAAAAGCCTTGCGCGCTTTCGTCCACTTGTAATTGTATCCTCGTTTCGATGGTGACTCCCGTTCAAACTCTTTCGGATTTCTTACGTGCAATTGTTTATGTTTATCGCAATAGTTTTCTCTTGTTAATGCGTGGCACCCCGGATGTCCACATTCGCGCAATGCCCTTCTCATATCTCTCCTGTCAAGCAGTCAGTCCCGCTGGAAATTATAGTAAATGCAAAAGCCGCCCATTTCTGAGCGGCTACATGGCTTTGCAGTTCTTCTATTCAATTTTCGCATCTTAATCTTATCACACCTTGTTCTGTCTTTTTTGGCTTTTTTGGCTTTTTTGGCATTTTTTTATTATATTTTGATTAAATCTTGCCGTAAACTCGTTCCATTCCCGCACGTGTCACCAACCAGATATGCCCTGACTTGCGGCACTCTTCACTTGTAAACCGTGGCGGATACCCTCTTTGGCCGGAACACGCCTTCTTAATTGCCACCACTGAAACTTTCCATCGCTCTGCAGCTTCTGTCGTTGTCATCACCTCATCAATTACTTTGACACTCTCCATCCGATATATCCTCCGATAACTAAGCCGCTTACTAAGCACTCAATACCATACCTATCCAAACCGATGAAATATAATCCTGCAATAGCAGATATGGCAAATAAAACATCATACGTTTTCATATTCTTAACCTCCTGTGATATAATACAGGTAGTAGAGGGCTTTCGCCCTCCTACCCGTCGCTCTCTTATCGGTTTCGTTTTCGGCGCTTCCGATTTGAGGGCTTTTGCTTTGTGGCTTGTACCGCCCAGATTTGGACGATTACATTAATCACGATTGCGATTAGCCACTGCCAGTCTTGCTTTTCTATCATTCTCACCTCCTTTCTGTATATATTATATATCTTTTTCGGTATACTGTCAAGTGTTTTCATAAGTTTTTATTGAAAAAATCCACCTTTCCGATGGATTTCTTTTTTATTTGTTTTCTGTATGTATCTTCTTTTTCAATCTTTGAAATACTATCTCAAAGCTTGCTTCTGCCGCTTCTTTTATTTTTGTTATATTATTCCTGCTTATGCGGATTGTTCTTGATATTGCTCTATATGACCTGTGGTTTAAATACCATTCTCTCAGTATTGTTTTCTCGTCATCGTTTTTTATCATGTCTATCAGTCTTCGTGCTTCTATCCTCATGATAATGAGCTCTTCATGTTCTTGCTCAACCATTTCTTTGTATTTTTCTACGAGTATTACTCTGTCTGATAGGTCGGGCTGTATTCCGCCGGAAACCTTGTCTTTTTCATATCTCTGTCCTTTTATTTGATAAATATGTGCTTTACATTCCGCAAGCTCCCTTTGCACCGATAAATACCGCCGATGTTGATTATATATCTCCTGTAGATATTCCCGTCCGGTTTTAAAGTTTTTTATCATTTTTCCCTCTTGTTTATTTTTTTTAATTTAAATGTTTTCTGGTTTTGAATGGTTTCTGTTTCTTTTTAAACTCATAATCTTCAAAATATGTTACAAGATCCCCCCACAATAGCGACCTCATCCATTTTTCTTCTATTTTTTCAAAAAGAACTCCACCTTTACAAAATTTAAATGTACCATGTCTACATAAACCACATTGAGCTTCAAATTCTTCGTTTTCTGCAACTCCAATTCTATCCATTAGCAGTTTCATTACTTCTTCTTTTAGTGTTTTCATACTCTCACCATCTCCATATTTTTAATTAAAAATCCATAATCTCTCAAGTCGTATTTATCAAGCCAATTCTGAATAACTTTGTTTATTTCTTTTTCAAGATCTTTCTTTTGTTCCTCTGTGACGTCTTCAAGAAAACCATCGTAACATACACCGTAAATATAACTTTCATCATTCGCCAGGTCTTCGATTATGTTGTCAATGTCTGCTTTTGGCTCGGGTCTTGTTAATCGCCCAACATAGAAACATATAATATCGTTATAAATATAATCATTAAAAACCTCTGAATAACCTGCATAATGTTCTTGATTATACGGTTTAGCATTCATGAGTTCCTTGCGTCCCGCCTTTATTGCTTCTTCTTTGCTGGGATATGTATCATCACAGTTAAAATGATCTCCGCCAATTCCTATTACCCATTCTTCCTTGATTTTCTCCTCATTTTCTTTGTACATGTCATGTCTCATCCTTAATGTCTTTAATCACCTTGCTCATCACATAGTCAGCACATGGCTGTGCCATTCCGTTTCCTATTGCTCTGTATCTCGCCGTATCACTCCCGCCCTTTGTCCAGTTGTCCGGAAGTCCCTGCAGTCTTTCGCACTCAAGCGGTGTCAAGCGTCGGACGTATGAGCAATCAATATTTTTATATATACACCCCACGGCGCTTGGTCCTCTTGCCACAAGTGTTGAGTTGATTCCGTTATCGCTAATCTTGAAATCATATTTTGCATTTGCGCCCTGATTAAATGCCGCCCTGTCAATTGCATAGACAACCGCTAATCTTGTTGATGTTTTTAATGTAGATGTTTTATCCTTATAGATCGGCATGTTGTTTTTTATGCTTGCGTCTCTATTAAATGTGTATATGAGCGGTACTTGATTTCCGCCGGTCCCCATCCTGTTATTGAGCGTCTGCACTGTTCCGTCATTTCTTTCTCTGATAACGTCTTGCGCATGTGTCATATCGAGAACGCTTATACATATGCCGCCTTGGTTTCTTGCCGGATTACTTCCGCTTAGATCTAATGTGTTACTTTTGTCTACTTCTTTTATGCCCGCTGTCGGATTGTTGCTTTTCATCCCCTCGCTTTCGTATGATCCGATTCTGTATGTTTTGACAAGCACACATCGCTGATCATGCATGCAGTTCAGCGCTCCTGTTTTTTCATTCATTCTTATAGAGTTTATTTGTCCATTTCCGATGTCATAGACTGATGTTTCAGTACCCAGTACAGCAGTTCGGGTAAGCGTTTCCTTCTTGCTTTCGCTCTCCGCAGGATTCCCTGACATGCTTTCGGGCTCAAATAGTACTTCCGGTCTACCCCCCCTATTTCTAAAACACGCAATAAGGAAGATTCTCTCACGATGCTGGGGGACGCCCCAATATTGAGCGTCGAGGACGCGCCATGCGAGGTGACATCTCTTACTTCGTACCATTCCGCTTCTTGCCCATTTTCCAGATCCAGGCATTGGAATATTGGCTTGTGTGATTTCGCTAAGCACGGCTTGAAAGTCACGCCCTTTGTTGCTTGAAAATGCTCCAAGAACGTTTTCCCAGATAAAGTATTTCGGGTATTCTCCTTTTGTGGCATTGAGCATATCGGAAACAATGTCATTTGCCGTCCTAAATAGTCCGCTTCGTTCACCTTTTAATCCCTCTCTTTTCCCCGCTACCGACAGATCTTGGCACGGGCTCCCCGCACAGATAATGTCCACTGGTGGTATTTTGTCACCTTTTATTTTTCTGATGTCGCCAAGTTGCATGACGTTCGGAAAGTGTTTTTTTGTGACTTCTATACAAAAAGGTTCTATTTCCGATGACCACACGGGAACAGCCCCGTTTCGTTCTGCTGCTATACCCCCCCCGCCGATTCCGTCAAACAGGCTTCCCACTGTTATTTCCATCTATTTCCCTGTACTTCCTATACCGCCGGTCCTATCACCATCAGCGCTGTCATCATCCACCTTGTAATATTGATTGAATATCCCTTGCGCTATTCTGTCTCCTACTTTTATAGCGCAAGGCGAACCCGACGTATTTCTAAGCGCCATCATGATATGTCCTTCGTTTTCCGGATTGTTGTAGTAGTCTGAATCAATTACCGCCACACTGTTTGCCAAAACAAGCCCATACTTAATTGCAAGGCTTGACCTTATATAGATTCCCAGCCATTCATTTTCATCCATATATGCTTTTATCCCCGTTTGAATCAATTTTGTTTCGCCCGGATTGATTACAACATTAACAGCACTTTCAATGTCATACCCTGCTGATTGCTTTGTCTTTCTTTTGGGAAAGTTTACATATTCATATCCGCTTACTTTTTCAAAACCTCTTCTCATTTCAGTTTCCTTTCTTTATAAATCCGCTCTTCTTCATCGCGCAGTTTTCTTGCCGCTTCGTCGAGTTTAATTGCGGCATACATGATCATGCTGATAAACAGCACTACGCTTGCTACGTCAATTAATCTATCCATTTCGTCCTCCTTTAAAATGGAATTTCATCTTGTTCATATTCCGGGTGGTTATATTCTTTACTGATTGTTCCCATGTCTTCAAATTTCACAGGTGCGGAAAATTGCGTTACAGATGTTCCGCCGGAAAAGCCTGCATTTCCTGACTGTATGTTACTTCCAATTGGTTTTGCAATTATATTCGCTACCACTTCGGTTACATATCTTCTCTGTCCGTCTGGCGTGTCATATGATCTGGTAGCGTACCGCCCTTCAACAAAAACATAGCTTCCTTTTGTGAGTTCATTACCTACTGCCTCTGCCAGTTTTCCCCAGGCGGTTACATTGACCCAATCTGTTAAATCTAACGTTTCCCCGTTCGCTTTTGTAATTTTCTTACTTACGCCCACGGAAAATGACGCTACGGCTTTCCCTGTCTTCGTTGCTCTGATAATTGGATCTTTGGCAAGATTCCCTGTGATTTGTACTGTGTTCATCTTCTTACCTCTCTATGTATACTTCCGCATTCCTGCGTCCGAACTCTATCGCTTCATCGTATGAGTTTTTAAATATATCTATGCCTTCCATGCCGCCTCGGTCTTCCACGGTGTACCAGTGTCCGTATATCTGTACTTGTGTTCCGAACGGCAGCCAGTTGCACGCTATGGTTCTGCCTTCAGTCGGTATCGTTCCGGATGCAGTGTGTTCATTCGGACATTCATAAGGTGTGTATACTGTGAGTTCTGTCGTTACCCATTCCGCTTTTATAATTCCCGTTAGCCCGCATATAAATACCGCTGAAAATAAAACAATCCATAAGTTTCTAAACATTGTTATGCTCCTTTCTTTTTTAGCTTTCTGATTTCAACATCTCCAATGAGGATCTTTTCTATTAGCGTTCCGTTGGCTTTTGTCCAGTTCTTCCCAACCATTACCATTAAGCCTTTCCGCTCGTCTATATAGAAGTGTTTTGATACTCTCTTCTCCGCTGGAAATAATATGCCGAATTCTTCTCCTGGCTTAATGCCGAATATGTCTGTAAGTGGTTTGATGTAGTTCATTCTTCTTCCTCTATTCTGTCAATTTCATGTATAAGCAGTGCCGCCGCTCTTTTCAGATTTGTTTTGCGTGATTTTACTCCCCGTATCTTTTTGCCGTGAATGATTGTTGTACCACCTATCAGGTACGCCGCCATGACGTTAAATAGTTCTGTATTGCTATATGGTTCCGCCGGAAATCCTCGGGACATTTTCAGTATTTCTTTTTCTGTGTCTGTCATTGAATACCTCCTATATCTTTTATGTACTGTTTGCAACCTGTTTTTATTCTTTCAAATTCCATGGCCATCATGATTTCTTGCGGACCATCTTCATATACTTTCTTAATTGCTGCTTTTATGATGACTATCGGACTGGTAATCAGTGTTATCAGTGACGCCAATATTACTACACCGGCTATGGTTACCATGGCGGTAATTGCTCTTCCCACTCTGCACGGGATCATACCGTATACAAGCTTCTGCCATTTCCTATAACCTTTATATGCATTGATATAATCTATTTCGTTCATTTATACCTCCATGAAATCAAAGAGTGTTGGTGTTTCCTGGTTGTCTTCTTCCCGCTTGAGATACCAGCATCCGTCACGGTAGTATTCCGGATTGAGTTCTATTCCTATGCCTTTCCGCCCTGCTTTCATGGCTTCCAGCGGTACTGTCATCAGTCCGCCGAAGGGGTCAAGCACGGTTTCTCCTTCGTTTGTGTACCGGTTAATCAGTCTGTCTACTATGTCAAACTGGAGAGGGCAGAGGTGCATTTGTTTTCTCCTTTGTGATTGTTCTGTGTTGAGTGTTCTCATACGGTTTACATCGTCCCACACGTCAGGAGACCAGCTTGCGGGATCTATGCACATAAATGTGGCGGGCAGTTTGTTTTTTTCGTCCATCGCATTGGCCAGCTCTACATGTTTATCAAAGTCATACATGGTTTCTTTACTGTATTTGTTGTACAGTTTGCGTATATCCGATATTGGCATGTCTTTCAGGTCGTCAACGGACAATTGCCTGTTTCCGCTGCTTCTCCAGAATGCATGAGCGTCTAATTGCCATTGCCCGCGGGTATATTCTTCTTTACTCTTTGTGACAGGTGTATCTGCATAGGCTCTTGATGTATCCGTAGGGAGCTTTCTGAACAGCAGGATGTATTCCGGGCAGCCCACTCCCATTTTTGTGCCGTCCTTGCACTGTTCGGTCCATCCAAGACGGTATGTCTGATTGTTCTCCCTGACCACGTCTGTTATGACGGTTATCATGCCGAAGAATTGGAAGCCGTGTTTCATGTAATGCATGATGGTCAATGCATGGAACGGTTCAATCGTCGGCATGCCTGTTCCCGTTGCGTTCCCGAATAGTACACGGTCTTTCACGTGGCATGCATATACTCTTCCTGGCTTCAAAATTCTAAGCAAATTCGGCGTTAAATAATCCATTTGCTCAAAAAATTTGTCTGTATTTTCGTTATGCCCGAAATCGTTATAGCTTGCACAGTATTCATAGTGATTTCCAAACGGAATTGATGTAAGAAGCATGTCCACTGAGTTATCTTGCATTTTCCCCGTTTCTTCAACACAGTCACCATGTATCGCGATGTAGTTTTTCCCTTTTGTTATGACTTCTTCCACGCCTATACTCCTTTGCATTTCAACTATAGCGTCATTTCGTGACAGTCCATATTTCCTGACTATTTCTTCCATGCTTTCCGTGAGTTTGTTATATTGCTCCCATTTCTTTTTCAGTACTTCTAGTACCTGCTGTTCTGTTTCCATGTATATGATGTCTATGATGACAGGTTTTGTTTGCAGGAAGCGGTAACACCTGTGTATTGCCTGAATGAAGTCATTAAATTCATAGTCAATTCCCATGAATATCTGTCTATGACAATGTTTTTGGAAGTTACACCCGCTTCCTGAAAGCTCTTTTTTCGTTGCCAGAATGCGGAAATCTCCACGTGAGAATCCTATGGTGTTTTTCTCCCGTTCTTCCATATCCTGTGAGCCGTAGATAAATTTAGCTTCTGGGATTGCATTTTTGATGGCATGCCGCTCGCTCTCCAGATCGTGCCAGACGATGAAATGCTCCGCCGGTGATTGGTCTATAATCTTTCTGGTCTCTGCCAGCCGAATATCGATGCTCTCTCTTTTCTCTTTGGCCGCTGCCGAAAGACCCACGGCAAAGTCTTTTATAAGTTTGACCTGACCGTTCTTTTCTTCTTCGTTTACAGGTTTGGTGTTTGCCAACATGTGGTAATTCACTTGCAGCGGCGGAAGGTTATATCCTTCGTCGCTATACCCCAGATCAGAGGGCTTTTGGATAAACAGTGCCCAGGTAGACAGCCACAGCCAGAATTCTTTTTCTTTATGCGGATAGAGAGTGAGGTTATTTGCTTTTGTACTGTCGCGCTGAAAGAAGCGTGTCAATGCTTGTCCCGTATCCATGATTTCTAAATATCCACCATAGTGAATTAATTCTTTATATCTGTTTGGTGCGGGTGTAGCCGTGGCAACAAGTTTGTATTTCACGCCTTTGAATTTTGGCAGAAATGTCTGGTATGTTTTGCTACCGAAGCTTCTTAAAACGGACGCTTCGTCTAAGCTGCAGGCTGTGAAGTAATGAGGATCTATATCTCCGTCGCGGATTCTTTCGTAGTTTGTAATCAGAATTCTATTGTCTGCGGCTTTAACTTCTTCCATATTTCTTACATATGTCGGAGCGGGGATATTGAGCAGATGTACCGCGTCTTCCGCAAATTCCTGCTTGACCCCCAACGGACAGACAATCAACGCTTTGCCGCCTATTTTCTTAGTAAGTACATGGCACCATTCCAATTGCTGGATACTCTTCCCCAGCCCGAATGCTTCAAACAATGCCCTGCGCCCGCCTTTGAGCGCCCACAAGACAGCATCTCTTTGATGTGGTTTCAAGACGGAACTTATATCCGCCGGATTGACTTCTATTCCTGATACTGGTGCTTTTATCACTTTATCTTTCAAAAATTCTATGTATGATTTCATGTTCTTCTCCTCGGCTTGTCTCTTGCCTGTTTCACAGTACATTCTTTTTTCTTCTTCGGTGCTCTTGACTGTGTGATTGGCCATACGTTCCTTTCATTCACTTTGTACATTCGGTAAAACTGATAGGGGAATCCGTCCGCTGTGTAGCCGCTTTCTACTTTGACTATCTGATAGCCTTTTTTCGGTGTTGGATTGTCTTTCCATTTCCGGGCGTAGATTGTTATCTTTTTCACGTTTGGCTGCTTGAGATTTTTAGACGGTACCCATCGGATTTTCTGTACGGAATTTTCATTTCGGATTTCTTCATCTGTTTCTTTCACAAAATATTCCGCAAGTCTCATGCAGTCTTCTGGGCTTCCGTCAAAGTACCGGAATGACCTGTAATTGAATTTTGCCCATGGCCAGCATTCATTGATTTCTGATCTTGATATTCCGCAGTCATTAATCAAGACGTGATGATGTACTCGATGTCGGACATGTTCTGTGACGTAGATGTATTTCAGTTCCGCATTTTTCTTTTTATATTTTTTGCGGAGGTCTCTGATAAATTTTCTTATTCTGTTTTTTGCTTCTTCTGCTGTCGGCTCCGGATTTGCATATGTCAAGTCAATACGCAGATCATCTCTTTTGAAATTAGTAGCTATGAGCCGGTAGAGTTTTGTTTTCGCCCGGCGGGAGTTTCTTTTCTTAAGTCCTTCATCTGTTTTTTGGATATTAGGACCTCTGACTCTGTTTCCCCCTAATCGGTAGGTGTGATATTTTTTCACCTCGTAAATTCCGGGGGCTTGAAATATTTCTTTTCGGTACGGCACTTTTTTAAATTCCTGTTCCAAGAATTAACTACTATATCAAGTCCTCAAAAGGGGCTGAAATCCCCTTTTTTCTTGACATTTTGTGCCGTTTCACTTATAATTTATGTAGTGATTTGGTGCTACGGCACTTCCGCTCAGGATTCTTCCCTGGGCGGTTTTATTTTTCTTCTTTTTTGTTGTTGTCTTCTTCTGGTTCTTCTGTCTTTTCCCGGTATATGCATCTCTGCATAAAGTCTAGGTAATGTTCGCATTTTCTACAGTGTTCCTGGCATATATTGGCTTTTTCTTTCCTGCAGCATACGGTCTGTAATACTTTTGCTTTGCATACACGGCATTTCCTGTTGCGGTAAACTTCTACTGTTTTCCCGCCTGCCAATTTCATAACTGCCATTCTATGCTCACCCTTTCTTTTCTATCCCCGCTTTGGACGATCCAGCGCCCGCGGGGATTTTTTATTATCTTGAATTTTCGTCCGCCGGATGATGTATAGGTATTGTTTTTGTCCATAAAAAATACCGGCATTTCTTTCTGTGGTATCAGCCGTTCTTTATCCGGTGTTTCTTCTATCAGCCATCCGATAGGATGCTTCCGGACGTTGTCCCACAAAAGATATATGTCAGTACTTCGCCCACTTGGGCTTCTTCGGAATACAGCCTGCTCTTTTCTTTTTGATTCTTCGTTCTTCTTCCGTTTTATAAAGTTCCTGCAGTTCCATTTCATGTTCTTTTCTCCATTCTTTAACCGCATGACAGTTAAGATATGTTTTGATTTGTTCATCCATGTACTGTTTTCTCGTGCCGGAGAGTCCGTGTGCTTTGAAACGGTGCGTTTCGTATGACAGATGAATAAGATTATCTTCCTTATCCGGTCCCCCGCTGCCTGCGTGTTTTGCATGATGTACCTCACCGCGTGACGGCGGCCACTCTCCTATGATGGATTGGTACGTTTCCGCCAGCTCCTCGTCCCTTTGTTTGACAAGCCGGCATAGTTTTCGGAATGCCGCTTCTGGTAGTTTGAATCTCACTTTTTTCTCCTTTTCTTTGAATATCTCCACGTCTCATCCGCTCGATAAACGTAGAATGAACAATCCCGATGGACAGGAACCATGTTTCCCTTTCCGTCTTTCGTCCACATCACATATTCGGCGGGAATTGCTTTCTTGCATTCGTGGCATATCATTCTACGCTGCATATTTCCCCCGTCGGTTTCATTTCATAGATCTGCATATCCATTACATAAGCAGCGGCATATTCCTGATTGCACCCCTGGCTTTCTCTCCAGTTTCCGCAGAGTATAAGCGCGTTGCATCGTTGCAGCACTTCTAAGCAGTCTTTCATCGGCTTATGCTGATGCTCTTTGTCATACGGTGTATATCCCCAGTTGTGCAATGGTGAAAATAATGTTTTTTCAGGGTATTTCTCCTGCAACATTTTTAAATACGTTTGTACTTTCTCTTTGTTCGTCTCATCACCTCCGTAAGGGTGAGCGATGTAAAACAGTTGACCGTCTATATACGGATATTCTCGTTCCATATTTCTTCTCCTTTGATTATTTTTTCCCGTTTGATAAAGCATTGTTTCATTGCATAAGCAATTTCCTTTCGAGTTTCCGGATTTATACTTGCTACCCTTTGTATTAATTCATCTGGACACCCGCTGCTGTACAGATAATCAATTGCAACAGCTACTGCTATTGAAACGAATTTGTCATCTGTTCCTTTTACGGAAACAACAAATTCCTTTAATTCATCATCTGTTTGTATATTCAGTTCGTACATTTTGGAATTTCCTTTACTTTGACAATAATTTCCTGTCCGGGCTGCAAGGTTCCCGGGTCTTTGATATTGTTTTCTTTCGCGGTTCTCCATACTAATTCCTGGAGATTTTCCCTCCCGCCGGAAACGCGGTCACATACATCCCATAATGTTTCTCCTTTTGATATGTTCACCGTGTATGAGATTGCCGGTGCCTCCGGCTGTACTGCGTAACCGGCTAAGAGAACAACTGCTATGAAAACAATTAGAAATTTATGCATGATAACTTCTCCACGACCGCAATCATCATTGTCACGAAAACCGCCAGCCATAAATAATTCATTATCTTGTCTACCATTTTTACGCCCTCATCTTTCTAACTTCCGCCCGGAAATCATATCCGCTTTGTTTCATTTTCCGTTTCTGCGCATTCTCTTCCATCTTCCGCCGGATAGCCAATTCCGCATCCTCTGGGTCAAACAGATACGCCTTCCCTGATGGGATGAACGGTATTTCCCCTGTTCGGCACAGCATTCGTATCGTTGTGACCGGATATCCCGTTGTGGCACAGAATTCCTTGATATTCGTAAGCATGTCTATCACCTCGCTTTTTTGTTCATTCCCTTTTTGATATACTGTGTTCAGAAAGGAGACAACTACATATGGACATAAAAATTGATGTATCTAAAGTTTTGAGTGCTACCGGAGAAATTATCCCTAACACAATAAATGCATTGGATCATGTTTGCGGGAATTTGATTAAAATTGGTGGATTCCCCATTTTGTATAGTGGGGAATATATTGACTATTGCCTAAAAAAGACCCATAGGAAACTAGCAAAGAAACTTGAGTCTATTCCTGAAAATAAACTTAAACCACCCATGCCATATATGGCGCTTCAGCTAATGCAGGATATGTTTGTCTACTCCGCACCAAACTGTGAATATTTGCATGATATGTTTATTAATCTGTTAGCTTCCTCAATGAATGTCGACAAAGAGCACGCTATTCATCCTGTGTTTGTTAACATCATCAAGGGCTTGAGTCCGACAGATGCTAAAGCTTTATCCTCAGATCTCTTCAATAAAAATCATGATTTTCGTATCTATGAAGTGCGTATACAGAAGAATTTTGATCTTACGCATAATGGAGATTTTCCTGACATATTGCAACTAGGCGGAATAGGATTTTCTCTTTGTAGCAATCTAATCCTTATAGAAAACCTTTTAGATTTAATTGGTTACGATACGCTAAACCAAATTAGCGCGGTAGTGGACAATCTTTCTATGCATGGAATAATCTCTATCAATCAATCCATGTGTTTCACTGAGCCTCATGCATATGATTCAGATATTCCAATTCTTCAAGAATTTATAGCTTCTCTCGAAAAGGTTTCTGATATCAAAAAACTACTAAATGATCACAAAATCGTATTTAAACCAATGTGTGGCAAAATAACTACATTAGGACAGAATTTCATTTCTTGTGTTACTTGAGTTTTTCTATAACAACTGCGGAAGCTTCAAGGTGAAATTCGTTGGCTTTTTTACCTAATATTTCAAGTGCCGCCGCGTATGCATTTGCTATCTTTTGGAGATCAGTAACCGCCTCAAACAGCATTTCATTTTTCTCTTCCTGCGTCATTTGTCTAAATGCCAACATTCTTTCTTCGTTTGTCATTTTTACATTCCTCTTAACTGTGAAATATTAATCTTATCGGCATAGATAATAATTCCTTTCATTGTTACAACGATTGATGAAGAGCCTTTTTCTAACCTATAGTGGCTCTTTTTCAATTTCTTTTCTTCCATTTTTATGTCCTCTCTTTCTTTTGCTTAACTATTCACACTCCCTTATAATTTATTTAGAAAGGGGGTGAAAATATGACCGCTTACATAAAAGTAAAAGGGTATCAGGTTGTCAGTGTTATTAATATTGAAAAAATCGAGTATACTGATCCTATTTCCGAGTCATGTTCAGAAATTACCGACTTCAAGAAACTTCGGATTTATCCTGGATATCAATATGTTTTTGTCGGAAACGCTATCCTTCATGTCTTAGGCGAAAATATTGAGTGTGTTTGGTTTGAGTAATTGTCATTTTTTTAGAATAAGAGTGCAGTTGCAGCTGTACTCTTTTCTTATTTCATCAATTATCTTCACTATTTCCTTGATTTCTGTTATTCGTGACAACTTGATCTCTACCTGTACTTCCAAATTTCCCATTTTTCCTCACCTCTCTTTCTCTAAAACATCTCCGCTTCTCATGGAACGAATAAACTCGTTTTTGTCTCCAAAAAAAATAACATCTGCAGGTACTTTATAAATTTTTGGAATTTTTCTTATCATTTCGTATGGCATACGGGAATTATTCTCTTCCCATTTTGCTAAGGTCTGATAATGGACTCCAAAAAGTTTGCCTGCCTCTTCCTGTTTATATCCTATATTTATTCTTGCTGCTTCTAGCGTAATTTGCATAAACATCACCTCCTTTTGCACATATAATAAACGAGTTTATTCGTTATGTCAAGTCTTATTTCGTTTTTACTTGTTATTTTTTCGTTTTTTTGTCGTTTTTATTCTTGCTTTTAACGATTTTATTAATTATAATATTGGTTAAATATTTATTTTGTTTGGAGGTGATGTTTATGCCGCGAAACCAACTTACTGCTTTTGATAAGCAATTAAGGGCAACTATTTCTGCTAATTTAAAAAAATATACAAGACATATGACGCAAGGGAAACTTTCCGATTTAACAGGAATCCCTGAGTCTACTTTATCCGGATACTTCGCAGAACGTTCCACTCCTCACCCTGGCAATGTTCAAAAAATTGCTGATGCTTTGAATATTGATAAATCTGATATTGACCCTCGCTTTACTAAATCTGACACGGATAATAGTGTCTTCCTAAAATTAACACCAAAAGACGAGAAAGACATCCAAAAAAGACTGTCCGACATTTTGAATGATATGGACAGTCAGGATGCTATTGCTATGTATAATGGCGGGGAACCGATGGATCCGGAAACACGGGAATACATGAAAGCATCTCTTGAAAATGCTCTCCGCTTTGCAAAATTAAAAGCTAAAGAAAAATTTACCCCAAAGAAATACCGTAAATGAAGGATTACATTATGGACATAAAGAAACTCGTAAACGGTATAGCGGATCGTCACGACACAAGAGATCCGTTCCGTATTGCTGCAGAAAATAACATCTACATTTTATACGAAGAGCTCGGAAAGAATTTGGGATATTTCAGTAATCTTTTTCGCATCAAAACAATACGGATAAATGATCATGCCGATCCGTTTCTTCAGCCGTTTATTTGTGCTCATGAGCTCGGCCATGCGCTGCTTCATCCGCACGCAGGTACTCATACTTTTAATAGAAATTCTTTTATTGCTAACTGCAAGATTGAAAAAGAAGCGAATCAGTTTGCCGTAGAATTGCTGTTCCCCGATGAATTGATAGCTGGTCATCCGGAAATAGATATTTATAATCTGGCGCGTACGTTCGGTATTCCATATCAATTGGTTTATCTTAAGTCTATTTCTTACGGGGCACGTCATTTATAAAGGAGTCGAAAAATGAAAAAAGTAGAATTGTTGATTACACTATTAATTACTATCATGTCTTTATTTACATTTAATATCGTTTATGCGTCGGCTCCAAATGTCGCAGTTTTAATGGCTGGCGCAAGACAATCTACAAAAGATAAAAATGAGTTGAATGAACTAAAATCAAAGCAGCAGTTGATTGTGAATGCTATGCAAGGATCCATGATACCTGAAGAAAAAACAGCGCAGGTCGCTAATGATTATATTTTAGATAATAAGATTGATATTTCGTTCAGTACAACAGATTTGATTAATATCGGAAAACTCCTGAATGCCGACTACATCGTATATAGCCAATTTTATATTGATAAAATAAATGCCCCCGGATTATTTCATACAACAATGAAATTTAAAGGGCAAACCGTATTAACAATTATAGATGTCCACTCCGGAGAATATAAATATAAAATTTCAGAAGATGTAAACAACGGAAAATTGGAAGATGTTTCGCGGTCTATGTTCATTGTGTATGACAAATCGATAGCAGATATTAAATTAAAAGGTTTAAAATTTTAAAACCGAACCATAATACTACTGGTAACAACGGAAAGAGGATGCGGTTGCGTGAAACAGTATAAAAGAGGATCCTTGATTTACGATAAGCTTCATGACAGTTATCGTGCTTTTGTTATGATTAACGGAAGAAGGTATTCCAAGCGTTTTAAGAAGAAAGACGATGCTATGGACTGGATGTCACGGCAGAAAATAGCAGAGCGTGACGGTAATTTTGTTGAGCCGTCAGATATGCTTGTCGGACAGTGGCTTTTGTATTTCCTCTCTACTTATAAAAAAGATACTGTCAGAGCCAGTACATATGAAAGATATCTCTATCTTGCCGCAAAGATTGAGCCTATTTCAAAAATCCCTCTCCAGTCCTGTACTGTATCTCATGTACAAGAATTGTTAAATAGTTTAACTCCGGACTGTTCCCGCAAAGTTCATGTTCTTTTACATGCTGCATTTCAGCAGGCTGTTGATCTAAGTATCATTCAGAAGAATATCGTCCGTCTTGCAAAAGCAAAAAAGATTCTACGGGATGAACCCGGCATATTTAATAAAGATGAAATTAACAAAATCCTTTCTTACACAAAAGATAAAATCCCCGTTTTCTATCCTATTTTTCTTTTGGCGGCTCATACTGGCATGCGGAGGGGTGAAGTGCTTGGTTTGCGTTGGAAAGACGTAAATTTGAAGAATGGCACCGTTACCATCCGCCAACAACTGCAGCGTATCGGCAGTGAAATTACATTTCAGCCTCCGAAAACAAAATCAGGAAAAAGAAAAATCTCAATTCCCGCTACGGTCACCGCCGCACTGCAGGAATTAAGAAATAACGAAAAGACAATAGATATCAAGCAAGAGACGCTTGTTTTCAGAAATGCAAATAATAACCCTATCCGCCCTGAGGCGTTGGAGCGTGCATGGAAGAAAGCAATTACACAATGCGAACTGCCTTATAGAAATTTCCATTGTTTGCGGCATACCCACGCCACATTATTATTATCCGCTGGTATTCCGATTATTGAAGTGTCCCGCCGGTTAGGTCATGCAAGAGTAAGCCACACATTGGATTTATATGGCCATGCTATCCCAAGTTATGATGAACGGATTATAGAAAAAATTAATCAGATTTATGGTTAAAAAATGGAGCAGTTTGTGGAGCAATCTCACCCATATTTTGCTCCACTTTGCCATTTTTAACCCCTTTTAGCCCCACAAATAAGTCCGCCAGACATATTGATTTTACCGATTAAATCACACTTTTTTAAAATAATTCTTTCCATATAAAACAGAACTCCGGAACCAGGTGCGAGGGTTCGAATCCCTCTAGGCGCTCCATTTATTTTAAAACATTCTCGTTATAATCATAAAGTTGCACAAAACACTAAAATGTCGGCATATAGCACATAAAGAAGGTCGTAAATTAATAATGCGCCTTCTTTTTTATTTCATCAATCAGTATTTATAA